CGGCAGATTGTTAGATACCCGCACAAAAAATTCTGCAATTTCCGTCATTTCTGTCATCCTCTGACCTGTAGTATAAATATACGCGAATCCGTATAAATAACGGATATACGAACTCGCGTATAAAATTATTGTACTACGGGACTACCGTAGTGTTTGCTGTAATATAGGACGATGCGCCGAAGCCATTAGTTCCTGTAATAACACACCGTAGTGTAGAGCCGCTATCAGCAGCTTGCACTACATAAGTACGACTAGTAGCACCAGCAATATCTGTCGTTCCGCGCTGCCATTGATACGTATACACAATTGCACCGCCAGACCACGTTTGATTATTCGCAGTAAGCGTTGAACCAACTGTAGCAGTACCAGATACAGCCGGGAGAGTTTTACCAGAAGTAATAGTCAGCGGAGCCGCATAAGCCACAGTCTCCGATTTTACGGCCTTAAGACGAGACGCAACGATGCGGATGTTCGTCGTGCCGATTGGAATTTGCACAGCGACTTCAAAAGATATACTAGCGGCCACCACAGAGAGCCCAACAGGCTCCGTACGGAAAACTCCTGAGATCGGTATATCAACCAAGCCAGCGGACGCATCCGGGTTGTTCGATCCCCAGCTACCAATAGAGCCGGCTTGCACAAGAAGCCCACGTAGATTCGTAGGTGCTGATACACCGTCTGTAGCGGTAATAGACAACTGGATAGCACAATCAAGGAACTCACCCGGATTTAAAGATGGCGAGAAGTTAAGTGTATTCGTCAGTCGCACGGTGTTCTGCGCGGTGCACGATCCTGTGATGTCGATAATCTGAGATGCAAACCCACCCACGGTACCCTTTGAGCACGCGACGGTGCATGAGGTGTTGTTGGCCACAGACCAGCCCGTAGCCACCTGCCCGGTAGGAAGGGGTGAACCTGACACGGTTCCCGCCGTGCCCGCGAAATCCCAGTCGGGTTCTAGGTTGCCTTGAGCCGTGGCATCCGCTGCATCTGCATACAGCGTGGTTCCAGCAGCCAGCAATGGGCCAACAACAGTAGCTTCCGCCGTGGCAATCTTACGCGTCCCGATCCACGAAGGATGCGTGCCATCATAACTGTCGCTGGTCGCCGGATCGTAGACGGTCTCGAGATCGACGAGCAGAATATCCGTGCGCGACCTCAGCCAGGTGTTGAAATCCTGGCGCTTGGTTTCGTTCGTCCCGGTGATTGCGGTGGAGCGCGGGATGGTCCAGCGCACCCGTCGAGTGACACCTGCCGCGATCAAGGCATCTACAATACCTTGATGATCGGCCTGCATCTGCGTAAGCGTGCGGTTCTGCGCGATATCATTGGTGCCGCCGCAGAACACAACAAGGGACGGCGCTTGCGCGGTCGTCTGATTGACGCGCGCAAGAATCTGATCCTGCCGCTCGCCACCAATACCTTGGTTGAACCCTACACCTGGACGCAATCGGCTATTTATAAATACCTGCACAAGCTGCCGCACAGAGCGCATTGGAGAGTTAGCAATTAGACTATCGCCAAGATAAACAACTCTAGAATTAATTTGTATTAGACTAGATACGACGGCACCTAAGCTTCGACCAAGCGCCGTGGTACTAATCAAGGTACCAAATTTTGTCATAGTGCGAGCGCCGTGTACGTAGCGGTAGCTGTCGTACCAGCAGTTATAATACCAATAACTTCAATATTGTCTATGATATTCGGCCCAACAAGAACTGGCACTGTAAGAGTACCAATGGGCAATTTCAATACGACGTTACCGGCTACGGTACACGCAATGAAAATGCCCACTTGTCCCTGTCTCGGAATATCAGTACCAGCCGTAAGCGGAATAGCAACCGCGTACGGCCTCTGATACATCTGAGACATGCTGCACCTATTAGGTCTGAACGTTATTATCAGACGGCTGCGTACGCGTAGTGATTTCCTCGTACTGCACAACCACGTCAACCTGAGCACCAGCCCACGCAGTCACCGCTTCCACGAACAGAGTCTGAGCCGCAACCTGATAATTCTCAATCGTCGGCAGGGCAGAAACAATAGCGTTAGCACCGATAGCCTGCGCAGTAACAATCTGAGTACCGCCGGCAGACGTACCAATACGGATACCGCCAGTCACCGCGTTAGCGGTACGATTACGGAAGTAGATGCGGCGGAGCATAACACCAGCCGGCAGAACAATCTGACCGTTGGCAGTAAGAGTAGCAGTACGATTGCCGCGAACAGGCGCAGCACGCTGAGCTTCAAAGAAATTCGGCAGAGCCATATTATAGTTCCTTGTATAGTTTTACATGTAAAATTGTGATATATAAAGCCCGATTAAGGGCTTGTCTTATCGGCCTCTGAGCATCCGGCTGGCACCTAGGGCGCAGGGTACCGCTCAGGAGCCGCAGAGCGGCCCGCTGGCTGGCGATCTAGACCCGGCAGCTACGTGTATAGCCTCGGATCGAAACGCCCGCTGGCGGGCCTTCCCTGCCTCGCCTAGGAAAGGATCAACCTAGGCGATCTAATCCCCGCTCGGGAATATCTATAGCCTGTATTAGTCCTGAACAGGCGTCCCGTAGACGCGGCCAGTGCCGTTCTGCCGGGCAATTCGGTTGTTCTCGTACTCAACCTCGGCTGCAAGAGCCGTCTTATCTGCGCTGAAGCGCGCAATAGCGTGCAGAGCAGCGGTCTTAAGTGTGTTCAAGAACACTTCCTGCTTGTCATCCTGCCCGCGAATGTTACCAGCAGCCAGCAGAAGTTCTTTACGAAGGGCCGAAAGCGAGCCCCACTCATCACGCGGCCACTCAACAAGCGCTGAATTAGCAGAAACGCCGGTAACATTAGGTGCAATGGGTGCAGCAGATGCAGCAACGGGCTCAGCAGAAGTCACTGCGGGGGTTTCTTGAACCTGCTCCGCCACTTCTGTAGATTGAACTTCGCCAGATTCAGTAACAGCCCCAGCATCAGGTTCAGTAATGGTTTCATCAGTCATTATTAGCCTTTTAGAATCGTCTCTGAAACTTACTCAGAGCGTTAGGAGTATTAGTATGCAGACCGTGGAAACCCGGAAGTTTCCTACCGTCACCAAGCGGGTTATTCATAAGCTTTTTGTACTGCTCTTGCTTTGCAGCAGCGGCAGCTTTAGCTTCGTCTTGCGCTAGAGCCTCTACCCAATACCGGGCAGAACCTGCAACAGCGTCTAGCCGGTCATCATGCAGAAGAGAACCGGGCTCTCGTGTAATACGAGACATCTGCCAGAACATACTGTACGTACTGCGCTTATCGGCAGGGTACTGTTGGCATTGTTTCCAGTCTTCGACAAGCAGGTCTTCGTGCACAGCGAACTTACCAGAGCCAATCATGGGCTCTAGTGTATCAATGATACGTAGTTCTTTTTGTCCACTCTCCCACACGTCCTCAAGGCCGCACTGATGCGCCTTAATTAGGTGCGGTTCCCACACAGCGCGGAACGCGCCTTTACCGTAGTTCTCTTCGATGCTGATATGACTAGGCTTCCAGCGCTTAGCAACTTCTGTAAGCCAGTTCAGTTGTCTCTCTGTGAAACCACCCGGCATACCGCCAACGGCGTACAGCCAGACACGGCCAGCAAGGAAGCCTGTAATTGCGTATGCAAGCTCATCCGCGTTCTTACCACCACCAGACGGATCGACGTACATATGCCCGCCTTTCAGTGCACCGAAATCTTCGGCACTACTGACACGGAATATGCTTTCTTTCTGCACAGGATGATCCGTAGGAAGCTGAATTTTATGCTCATCAGTACGAGCAAAGTTTAGGATCATAGGAGCACGCTTTTCGTCCCTGTCAAAGGCCATAACCCGAAGGTTCAGTAACTTTAATGGGAACCGCTCTGCATCAGACAATGCAGTACTAAGCATGTGCTGCAATTGGAAGTAAGCAGCGCCTTGGTCGATCTCTTTCTTGTTTAGTGCTTCTTCATTAAGCAGCACTTGATCGGTGACTTGGCCGCGTTCGCCAGTAGGCCCGCCTCCTGTACGGAGAGTAGGATTCTTTGCGAGGCGCTGTTTAATCAACGGAGCCAGATACGGCCCGTATGAAACTTCTTCTTCTTTAGTAGGATACCTGCCCGGCCAGATACGAATATCGTACCCGCGTCCCGGCAACGTATTGTACACGCTATCAATACTCTGCGGTGTACCAAGCCAGACAATATCTCCGGTAGAACAAATCGAGGTAAAGTCTAGCGTAAGGTGTAGCAAGCGCGCACGCTGATGCTGAGTCTGGCTGTTCTTAGAACTCTCCACGTCGTCAGCAATTAACAGGTCTGCTCGCTTGCCCTGCATGTTCGATGTAATACCAATGCACCTGATAGAAGGTGACTTTTCAGGCCCTTTCAGAGTGTAGTGAATATCAAACGCTTCGACACTGGCTCTATCACCAGCCGACCGATCAGGACGCATGCACTCTAGCTCATCCATACCATTAATGATTTGGATGATCCAGTTAGAGATTTCCTCGGCCATGTCAGAGCCCGACGATACAATAAGCACACGCGTAGACGGATCGTGAATAAGACGCCACACCGCATAAATAGCAGTAATGGTAGTCTTAGCCTGTCCACGCTGTGCTTGGATCATTCGGTACTGAGGACCATTAGCAAGATACTCTCCGATATCTATTTGTAACTCGGAGCACTTAAAGCCCATAAAGTCTTCGATAACGTCAACTAATAGGTCTTCAAATTTGGCGTAATGTTTTTGTAGAAGCTCAAGATTCCGCCATCTTTCGAGAGCTTGTTCTTCTGTCTCTCTACCGGCCATCTGGCCTCCATTATAATTGATTTATTGAGACGGCCACCGTAGCAGCCGTCTTGTAAATCAATCTGTGTCTGGTTCTAGATGCACAACGTTCCCAACCTGACGACGCTTCTTTGCCTTAGCAGCAAGCTTCTGTTCAAGTTCAGACATTGTGTTTCCAGCTTCCGGGGCACACGTAATTTTATTCGAGTCAAGAAATTTTACAGCTACAGAGATTAGAGCAGGATTGATAACAACTTCTACGTCGTTACCGTTTTCATCCTGCGCCGGATTCTCTTGCTGCGCAATCACTTTATCCAAGGCATTAATCATCACCTTGGCAACCTTAGTATGCAGATCACCAAGAGTGCCTTCTGAGGCTGGCCCCTTAGTTGTCATCTTTCTTTTCTTTCTTAAATAGAACGTTCCACGCCTTCGGCACTTCTTGCACAAGACGGGCGATCAACAGCAGGAAACCTAGCACAGCCGCAATATGACTGTAGTAAGAAATAAATCCTGCAAAAAACATGCTCACGATAGCGATAATATACGTAGTCGCTGCGGTTGCATACGTTGAAATTGACTCCTGAATCTGCATCCGCAGCGTTCCTTTAATATGATAATAAGTCAGTAGAATGCGTTTATCTGTAGCTGATGCTGACAGCGCCAGCGTCAAACGTGCTGGAGCCGGTGCGGGTAAGGCGAACGCGGTCAAGTGTTCCAGCAAGAGTTTTAATGCCGCCGCCATAATATACGGAAAAGTCACCGGGTGCTGCCCCCGAGCCCCCCAAAGATGCATTCCACGTATTACCGCTCATTCTGCGGATAAACAGTTGTCCGTTAAACGCCCAAACGATTCCGATTGCGGGGATTACAAACCCTGCCACAGATGTCGCGGGAAAGTTTCCAAGACCAACGGTATTGAGAGCATTGCCCGCAGAAACATACGATGCGGTTTCAACGCCGCTTGAAGTGCCAAGCTGCACAAGAAACTGGTCTGTCCCCGTCAACGACACGCCGTTGAAATG